TAGCCCTTGCAAGTGCAGGGGCTTTTTTGTTAAATACCTTTCCTTTCAGCATTTATATAAGAATGATACAATTAACGAAAGGAGTAACGCAGTACATCTATTTAACCTTAACGGAGAAGGAAACTTTAACCGACCCTAATTACTTATTCGTATTTAAAAATAGGTCTACTAATAACGAGGTTAAATTCGTTTTATTGAACGCTGCAGACGTATCACAATATAAAGATAGATACAATAAATTCAGTTTAAAGGTAGATAAATACTTTTCTAGTAAACCTAGAGGGCAGTACACATATTCTGTTTATGAGCAGACAAGTTCTGCTAACCAAGATACTACTGGACTTAACGAGTTAGAAAGTGGTATTATGTGGTTAAATGATGCAGAGAATGTTTATACTGAATATCAGACTAACGATACATTTAAAGTAAGACAATGAACGGAGAGAATTTTATATTAGTACAATTTGCAGAGGCTAAGCAACCCGAATACAGAGAGAAGAAGAAAGAGGGTTATATGGAGTATGGGGAAAAGAACGATTATCCTTTGTACTTGGTTGAGTTGTTTAACAAGTCAGCTAAACATAATGCTATTGTCAGAAATAAAGTACATTATATCTGTGGTAACGGTTGGACAGGTAACGACCAATTTATAGAGAAACCTAATAGGTCTGAAAACCTAAACGACCTAACTAGGAAGATTTCAATGGACTTGGAGTTATTTGGTGGGGCTTATATTGAAGTTATTTGGGGATTAGGTAAGGTAGCTGAAATGTGGCATATTGATTACACTAAAATACGCACAAATAAAGATAATACGCAGTTCTGGTATAAAGAGAATTGGAAAGATTATAAAGAAAAGCTAGAATATGTTTATCCTGCTTTTAATCCTAAAGTACCACAAGGCAAACAGATTATCTATCTAAAGGAATACAGACCGAATATAGGGGTTTATTCTTTGCCTGTTTATTTTGGTGCTCTTAACTATATTGAGAGTGATATAGAGGTATCTAAGCACGTTCTAGGTAATGCTAAGACTGGGTTTAGTGCTTCAAAACTAATTACCCTTCCAGATGGTACTCCTTCAAGAGAGGAACAAAACGAAATCCACAGGAAGTTTAAAAATACCTATACTGGCTCTGACGGAGTTAAGTATATGTTGTCTTTTGTTAATGATGCTTCTAGAAAGCCTATAGTTGACGATTTAGGGCAGTCAGATTTAACTAAAGAAGATTTTGGTAGAGTAGATGAGTTGATTCAGACTAACATTTTCTCTGGTCACCAAGTAACTACTCCTTCTATTTTCGGTATTGCGGTGGCTGGTAAGCTAGGTACTCGCACAGAGATGAGGGATGGCTACGAGATTTTTAAGAGCACATACGTAACTGGTAAGCAGCAGTTCTTAGAATCGTTTATGAATACTATGGCTGGTTATTTTGGCTATAGTGAAGAAATGAGAATTATCCCTACAGAGCCTATTGGTATAGAATTTAGCGAGGCTACAATTAAAGAAGTTGCACCTAAGGAATGGATACTTGAAAAGTTGGGTATTGACATGACTAAGTATGCTCCTGTTCAAACTGCACCAGAGTTAGCACCAGTTGAAATGGCAGACGCATATTCTGTTTTTTTTGAGTTTGGTGAGGATAAGTCAGAGTTTGAAGTTTGGAAGCAGAAGAATTATTTTGAAGATGTTGAGTTATTCGCAGATGTTACTCAATTACAATCTGACGTTTTAGACTTAATAAGCAAGGACAAAAGAATAACACCAGAGGTCATTGCAGACACTTTAAAGGAAGATGTAGGAGTTATTAAGAGAATCATTACTGCACTAGAAAAGAGGGGTTTTATTAAGCCTACAGAGTACACAATAGGAGAAGGTATAGATTCTAACGTGATTGTAGAAAGAAAACTAACAGAACCTTTAAGAGACATAGTAGAAAAGATTAAACCTAAAACTACAGAGTTTTTGATTAGATACTCTTACGAGTGGATTAAAGGTTATTCAAATAAAGATAAGTCTACTTCTAGGGAATTTTGTAAATATTTATTACAAGCCAATAAAATGTATTCTAGGGCAGAGATTGAGCAAATGAGTGCAAGACTAGGTTATTCTGTATGGGATAGACGAGGCGGATGGTGGACACAACCAGATGGCGACCATTCTCCTTCATGTAGACATCGCTGGGTATCAAATGTGGTAACACGCAAATAAGAAAAGATGAGTGCTAATATTTTATTTATATCAGTAGAGACAATTAAGGACAGAAGCGGTTTACATAATAACGTAGACGAGAAACTTATTTTGCCAGAGATTAAAACCTGTCAAGATATGTATATCCTACCTGCGTTAGGTACAAGTCTTTATGAAAGATTGCAGGATGGAGTAGATTGTGGGAATTTAAACTGTGACGAAAAGTCACTACTTGATGATTATATAGTAGATTGTTTAATTAACTATGTTTTAAGTGAGTTACCTCAAGGATTAAGCTATCAGTTTTATAATAAAGGTCTAGTTAGGAAAGGTTCTGAAAATACAGAGTTACCTTCTATGCAGGATATGATAGACATAGCCAATAGATACAAGGCTAGAGCAGAGTTCTACAAGCAAAGACTAATTAAATACTTAAAACAAAACAATACTTTATATCCAGAATACTTGAACTACGGGGCAGGTTATGACGCTATAAAACCAGAGAATGACGGCTATACTGCTTCTATTTGGTTAAATGACCCATATTGCTGCAAAGGTGAAAAGATATTTAGAGAATTATATCAAGGAAATAATCCTCCATGTTGTTATGAGTAAAAAAGCAAACTTAAAAAACCAAGAGAAACTAAAAACATATCTAGCTAAACATGACCTTAAACCAAATAATATCACAGATAAGCAGCTACGGAACGAGCCATCCGCAGATAAACACAGTTTACTTCGGGGACTTCGCAGACAAGCTAGATGACGCAGATGTGGTTTACCCTGCTATGTTTTATGACTTAGACGGAGGTAACTTTTTAGCTAAGCAATTATCTTTTAGTTTTAGCATTTATTTACTAGATAGACACTTAGTAGAAACAGATGCACAAGAGGTTTTAAGTGATATGAGTTTAGTGGCTGAAGATATTGTAGCAAGACTTAGAACTCCATCTAATGAGTGGATTACTAGTGATAATATTAATGTTCAATTTTTTAGAGAAGCAGAACCCGATTACTTAGCAGGGGTTAGGCTTGATGTGACAATTACTCTGCCAAGTATAAACAATAGATGCCAAATACCATGACAAGCGATTTTAAACCTGCAGAATTAGATATAGAAATTGTAAAAGGTGATTACTGGGTGCAGACTTTTGCATTATCGGTAGACGATAATCCTATCAACCTATCTAATGAAGATGTGCATATAGAGATTACACAAGGTTGCTCTACTACTGTTTTGTGGGAAGCTAACGAAGGTGATGGAATTACAATAGGTGGAGTTAGTAATAACCAAATTAATTTAAGTAAGCTAGTAAACCTAGACGAAGGAAACTATGAGTATACTTTAAAAGTTACTTATATGACTGGAGTAGTTAAAACATATTTGTGGGGTTCATTTAAAGTTTATTTAGATAAACCATGACGGAAATAACAGTAAACGAACAAAGTGTAGAGGTTGCAGTTACAGACCAGCAGATAGATATTAATGTTAATACTAGCACTATTGACATAAATACTACAGAGCAGGTTGTGACTGTAGAATCTAGCACAGGTATAATTATAAATCAAGACGTTGCAGGTCTTGTTAGTTTAGTCAGAAATCAAACTGGCTCAACTATTGCAGCAGGAAAGGTAGTATATATAAACGGAGCAACAGGTAATAAGCCTACGATAGCTTTGGCTAGTGCTACAATGGAAAGCACATCTAGTAAAACTTTTGGTATAACTAGAACAAGTATAGCTAATAACTCAACAGGTTATGTAGTTACTATTGGTGAGTTACAGAATATAGATACGCAATCTTTAACAGAAGGTCAACTATTGTGGTTAGGTGATGCAGCAGGAAGTATTGTAACTACTCCTCCAGCAGAGCCTAGTCATTTAGTATTTTTAGGGTATTGTGTTAGGTCACATCCTACGCAGGGGATTATAGAGGTTCGCATACAAAACGGATATGAACTTGACGAATTGCATGATGTAAGTGCAGGTTCTCCTAGTGATGGTGACGTATTGCAATATGTAGCGAGTACAGGACTTTGGACAAAAACATCTTCAATAAATTTCGGAACTTGGTAATATGGCAAATACATTAAGATTTAAAAGGGGTTTAGCGAGTGGGATTCCTACGGCATTAGCTGGTGAGCCACTATTTACAACAGACACCTTTGATTTATACATAGGCAACGGAACGACTAACACTCGCTTCCAAAAGTACATTGCTTCGGGTGCGACTACGCAGATTCTAAGAGGTGATGGTTCGTTATACACCTTCCCTTTGGCTATTTCTTCTCCTACAAATGGTCAAGTGCTAAAGTACAACGGAACGTCTTGGGTGAACAGTACTGATACCGATACTGGTATTACTACTCTTAACACATTAACTGCACTTACGCAAACATTCGCAACGGGTACAAGTGGAACAGACTTTAATATTAGTTCTGCAAGTTCAACTCATACGTTTAATATCCCAACTGCAAGTGCAACGAATAGAGGTTTATTAAGTAGTGCAGATTGGACAACATTTAATAACAAACAAAACGCATTAACAAATCCTATTACGGGTTCGCTAACAACAAACTATTTACCTAAGGCAACTGGTGCGACAACGCTTGGTAATAGTAATTTAATTAATGATGCAAGTGGTTCATTATTACTTGGTATAACATCAGTTACCTATGGTGCAACTGGAAAATTTATTAATAGAACTGGTGGTACTTCTGATGTTGGTTTAGCATTAAATGGAGGTGCTTGGAGTATAGCATCAATAGGTGGTGAACCAGCTTTTTATTTATCTTCTAATATTGTTGCTGCAACTGGAGTTGGCGGTTCAACCGAAACTGCTCGAGGTGGTATGGGTTTTGAGTATTCTAATTCATCTGCACCAACAGATTTAGTATTGGGTATTTTTGGAACTCCAACAGTTACATCAAGTGTTAGATTTTTTAATAGTTCAGAGAGGATGCGTCTCACAACTCTCGGCAACCTCCACATCGGCACATTCAGTTCCGACTCTGGCGAGAAGCTACAAGTGACGGGGACAATGAAGGTGACGGGGGCGAGTAGTTTTGGTAGTAGTATTACTGGTAAAACTTTATCATTAGATGAAGTATCTGGAAGTGGAAGTGGAAGAATATCGTTATTAAGTGGAGGTACAAGATTTGGATATATTGGTACTTCTTTATGGGCACTTGGTGAAGCTGGAACAGATTTAACAATAGTATCAGTTGGTGGGTTAAGATTTGCTACAAATGATTCATCTCCTACAAAAATGATGCTTACAACATCTGGCAATCTCGGTCTGGGTGTGACTCCGAGTGCGTGGGGGACAACTGGCTTAGGTACTAATACAAGAGCAATAGAAATATCACAACTTGGTTCAAGTATTGCTGCGGGTGCTGGAGCATTTATTTTAACAAACAATGCTTATGTAACAAACGCTGCTTATATATACGCAAGAAGTAGTTTACCAGCTACTCAATATGCAATGAATACCTCATCTGGTCAACACCAATGGTTCAATGCCCCATCTGGCACTGCTGGAAACGCTATCACGTTCACCCAAGCAATGACACTTGATGCGAGTGGGAGGTTGGGGATTGGTTCTACAACACCAGGCACAACTGGTTTAGACACTGGTGTTACACAATTATTTGTAGTTGCACCAAACTCTAATACTGGTGCTGCTGCTACATTTGTAGCTGATTCATTAGGTAGAGGTATATTGGTATCAAACCAAGCAAAGAGTGCAGTAGTTTCAGTAAATGTATCAACTACTGGTAACATTGGTACTAACACTGCACACGATTTAACTTTCCTTACTGGTGCAACAGAAGGTATGAGATTGACTAATTCAACTCGCAACCTCCACATCGGAACATTCTCTGCCGATAGCGGAGAGAAACTCCAAGTCAACGGCACTGCGAAGATAACGGGATACACTGCAATAGGCGGTAACTTAGGTGGTGCAAACCAAAGAGTAGCTAATTTTAGGAATAGTGGAGGTAATGGTTACATAGAGATACAAGGTAGTGGTACTGTTGCTGGTCAAATTATTTCAGACGCAAACGGTGCATTATATTTAGTTACTAACGCAACTGCTGGTACTGCTGGAACTACAAGATTATTTGTTGGTTCAACTGGCGATATAGGAATAGGTACATTAAGCCCATCAGCAAAATTAGATGTTCAAGGTAATGCCTTAGTCACTGGCAACCTTACAGTTGACACCAACACATTGTTCGTTGATGCGACTAATAAAAGAGTGGGAATAAGTGCAACACCTTTGTATAAACTTCACGTTAGACCAGTAGCAAATGCAAACTTTGGAGTAAGAAACGCTGCTGATTTTAATGCATCCTTTACTGGTACTGCTATTGGCTCATTTAATGATGCAAATAACGCCAACACTAACTTATATTTAGAAAGTAGTCAGCTTGGATTAAACCTACAAAGTGCGCAAAATGTTTTAGTTGGTGGTAATTTAGGTATTGCTATGACACCTTCATACAAAATTGACGTAACTGGCTCAGCAAGGGTGAGTGATGCAATCGCAATAGGTACAACACCGGACACAAACAATCCATTTAAGATTCTTAAAAATCTTAACACAACAGTAGGGATTAAGTTTGAGAATACAAACACTTCTTCTCTTGCGTTTAGTGCGGTGCAATTAGGTACAGACATAAGCGGAGGAACGAAGTTTACCAACCTTGTATATGCGTCAAGTGGTGTGACTGCGAGTGGTGTATATAACCCTGATGGAACGTCACTAATCAACAATGGTAACGGAGGTTTGAACTTCTTAGGCAACCCGATTAGAATGTATACTGGTGGTTCAAATGGTGTGCTTAGATGGGATATATCTAACGAAGGTATAATCCAATACAACGCAACATCACCTACCACAAGTGCAACGGATGCTTATAAGCAATACTCTGCTGATGTAACCGCTGGTAACGCTGCTCCACACTTTAGAACGGAGAATGGGGCGGTGATTAAACTTTACCAAGAAACTACTGCGGTAGGTAATGCAATCGTGGGTGCTGGAGGTGGTTCGGCTATGCTTGATGATGACACATTCGATGGGTACACCCTAAGACAAGTTGTTAGAGCATTAAGAAATCAAGGTATTTTACAATAATTAAAAAATAAAACAATGGGAGTACAAATTCAACCAGTATCAATCTGGGCAAACGGACAAAGCAAGATTGCATCGGAGTTAGATGCGAGGATTATTTATGATGACTTGGCGACAAGTGCTACTTTCTACTACGAGTTAAAAGAAGCGGTAGTAGTAGACGAAGAAGGTACATCAAGCGGTGGAGCAGTTCTATCGGTAGGCAACGTGGCTATGGATGGTCAAGACTACATCGACTGGGATAATTCAAATGATGAGGCTTACGTTTATATCGCAGGTAAATTAAATCTTACTATTCTTTAATGCCAGTTATACAACCAATTACTTCTGCTTCTTCTGGTTCTGCTTATGTTCCTACTTCTAGGACTTTAACTATCAATGGAGTTACTTATGATTTAACTGCTGATAGGAGTTGGACTGTTGAAGTATTAGATAACTTAATAGCTACTGCTCCGCTTTCATATAATAGCGGAACTAATACTATTTCTATAAGTCAATCTAGCAATACTACAGATGGCTATTTAAGTTCTACAGATTGGTTAACTTTTTCTTCTAAGCAGAACGCTATTACCCTAACAACAACGGGAAATAATGGTGCTGCTACCTTAGTTGGTGCTACATTAAACATACCAGAATATACCCTAGCAGGTCTAGGAGGTATGGCTAACGTATTCACTAGCTTGGGTGATATTGTGTATAGTAATGCTATTGGTATTCCTACAAGAAGGGCTGGTAACATTACGACAACTAAAATGTTCCTATCATCTACGGGTGATGGTACAAGTGCAAATGCACCAATATGGGAGGAAATTACCCCATCGACTATTAATGCAGTTCCTACAAGTAGGACTTTAACTATAAATGGAACAGCATTTGACTTAAGTGTAAATAGAAGCTGGAGTGTTGGAACAGTTACAAGCATAGGACTAACAACAATGACAACTGGCATAACCATTGGTTCTAGTCCAATTACTACAAGTGGAAATATTACTATAAATATAGATACTGCTTCCTCAACATTAAGTGGACTATTATCAAATAGTGATTGGAGTTACTTTGATGCTAAAATGGGTAATCCATTTACAAGTTTAGGTGATATTGTTTACTCAAACGCTATCGGTATTCCACTAAGACGTGCAGGTAACATTACTACAACAAAAATGTTCCTAAGCCAGACTGGTGATGGTACTAGTTCTGCTGCTCCTCAATGGTCTACAGTTACGGCTGCAGATACAGGAGCAGTTCCTACTTCTAGGCAGTTAACAATAAATGGTACTGTTTACGATTTAAGTGCAGATAGAACGTGGTCTGTTGGTACAGTTACTAGCGTTGCTTTGTCAGTTCCTACTGGCTTTGCAGTTGCAGGTTCACCAATAACATCTAGCGGAACACTAGCCTTATCTTTTGCTTCTGGTTATTCTTTACCAACTACCACAAAGCAGGGAGAATGGGATACCGCTTATAATAGAAGTGCAACGGCTCTAGCTTATAATAC